AAACGTATCGCTAACAGTTAATATGGGGGCATTGGTAACGCATGAGCAGTTAACAGAAGCCGTTAAACAACATAATGATGATGAAAATGCACATGGCGGACTTCTTCAAAATTTAAAGAGTCAATTAGCTACTCATAACACAGATATTTCATCTCATCCAGCAATTACGGCTATGATTGCCAAAATCCTTGGTTCATCTAATTGGCAAGAAGAACCGGTAGCTACTTTGAAAGATATAAAAAATAAGCTAGGCGAAGGCGGAATAGTGGCGCAACGCTTTGGAGAAAGCGGTTTTGTGAAATATGCTAACGGATTCACTATCCAATGGGGAATAGTTAAAAGAGGCCGTCTCGATATGTGGTATACATCACCTACACAATTTCCAATTGCTTTTACAGAGGTATATGTAGGGGTTGGCAATATATTAGAATCAGCGACTGAGCGTTCTTCTAGTAACTTCGATAATGCTGTTCGTCTTAGCTTAGACAAAATCGAATTTGCAAAATTCGAACATTATTATATTGCTCTTGGCAAATCCTGACCGATCCCCCTCCAATGGGGACAATTCAAAGAAAATCAAACGACTGTATCCTATCTCATTTCTTACATAGAAATATTTGGCACTGTAACTATGATGAAGGATGAACCTAAGAAATTATATGAAGCAAGTGTTCGAGCAAATAATATTACTACTACTGGATTTGAACTACATAGTGGATATGTTGGAAACCATATTACAAAAGCTATAAATAATGGGTTTTGGATAAATATAGGTCGCGCATAACCAATGGGGATACAAGAAAAGCGTATATGTGTATGATGGAACAACTTATCCTATTACATTTCCTACTGCTTTTGATAATACATGCTGGGGCGTTTGGCCATCTATAGAGCACAAAACATCGGTAGGAGGTAATGAGGTGTTCTATCATACTAATAAAAGCACAACAGGATTCACTCTTGTTGCTGATGCTAGTCATGCACAGTCTACTCTTGACGGTGTTGTCTATTTAGCTATTGGTAATTAAGCCGAAACGCCAAATGAAAATACGCAACATTTGATATTGGGGTACTTAAATACATTATCGTTTGTGAACCATACTTTGAATTTTAATTGATCATATTCGGTGATTAAATTCCAATCTGCTTCACGTGGATTTTTGTATTCAGCCTTAGCGAAAAAGCAGACAGAATAAGGAATTATCCAACTATGGAATTGCCCATCTTCGCCGCTTACTCCCCATTGGCTATATCCCTACGAATATACAAGTTATTTCCTTATTTACATAATACGGACTCCAATCTCCACTTAACCCAGCAAAATAGCTTGCTTTATTATTTATTTTAGTCCATGGAGCATAGCTGGTAGGGCCGTCATTGAAGCAAGCAACCCCAGCAATGAAATCTGTACTATATGATATAGGGAAAGGCAACGGGCTATTCTGTGCAGTCTCTTTAGTTTTTACCCATTGGTTAACAGATTCCAATACATACCCAACTTATACCAGACATATAGTCATCTATTTGTACTTTAAATGCTGTTGACGTTTTAGCTATTACAACACACGGATGATCTAGTGAATTATTGAAGTTAGTATTATTAGATTCACCTACTGGAAGTGCTACATATTTACCATTGCAAGGAAGTAATAATGAAACAGAAATAATTCTATTAATATCTTTTCCATCTGCTATATATCCCCATTGGTTATGATAATCCTATGGCGATATAACTGTGTCCATAAAATCTAAACGCAATATCGGTTGATGTTAATTTTATTGCATCATCATAATTGTTCCCACTTGGACTTCCAGTCGAAGGTGAAATAGAGCCCACAGCTTTAAAAGGCGTGCTAAATCTAATCGGTAATGTAGCTTTTGATTGATATTCTGATGTATTGTGAGAAGTCTGTCCCCATTGGTTATGAACCTACTGTAATCCAATAAAGTCCTGTACATCTATCGTCAACACAAGCTTTAAATGAGGTCAGTGTTTTATCAATTCTACTAATAGCCGTTTCTCTATCTAAATTACTATCGTATGTAGGATTTCCTAAATATTCCGGAACTACAACAGGAATGTATTTAGAACTATATGGTAGTAATAAGCTAATAGTAAATTGACGGTATGCAGATAGATTATCTGTTTTATATCCCCATTGGCTAAAATCCAATAGCACCCCAACGTATAGAGGTAACGTTATTTTGTGCAGACATATAAGTGAAGTTATTTATTGTTATTTCTTTAACGGCGCTACTCGTCCAATTATCATTATCTAACGTTGACGGCGCTATGTTAGTGACTGCGACGAACGGAGGAAAAGTAAAAGGTATTATAAAGTTACTAGCCCCATCATATATAGTCCTAGTAACTGCGATGTCTGACTTTCCCCATTGGTTAGCTTTTACCGACTGCTATGAAGAAATGTTCAAATCGAGCAAATGATATTGTAGTATTTGTATATTTTATAGCATTATCTGAGTTATTTGATGACGGCCCTTTGGCACTATCTGGTAGTCCTGTTGTAACTGCATATACTTCAATAAATGCAATTGGAAAATTGGTCGTTTGTAAATACCACGAACTATCATTTCCTCGTAGTGATTTTCCCCATTGGCTCTAAGGTAATAATTCAATAGCCTTGCGTAACTCTCGCAATTCTTTATGAGTATAGACTTTAGTTGTAATATCTCCATGCTTATGACCGAGAATGGCACGAGTCGCAGTAGGTGATGCACCATATTTATCTAGCAGTGTGGCTACTGTATGACGGCAGTCATGTGTTGAATGGGAACATTTGATAGCTGTCATTACTGATTTAAATTGCTTGCTAAATTGAGCATAAGAAATAGGTAGTATTTTATCAGATGAATTCTGATACAGTGTTGTAACTATTGGTAATATTCGACTATGAATAGGAATTAACCGATTACGGCCCGCCTCAGTTTTAGACTGACGAATTATAAGGCATTTAGTGCGGAGGTTAATATCATTCTTACGTAGTGATAATAATTCACCGCATCTTATTCCGCTATATAGGAGTATTAGAACACCGTAAGTAGCGGTAGTATTAAGGATCCACAATCGATTAATCTGTTGTCGAGTAAATGGCTTATGAGGGTAAACGCTAACATCGTGGCCAAGATTAAGAAATGGGGTGTAATCCTTAATATCAATATCGTTAACAATTGCATATTTAGATAATAATGAAAGTAATGTACGGACCTTCTTAGCAGATGCATAGGAAAGGCCATTATTTCTCATATTATCAATAACGCATTGCATATCAGAATATTTAATTAAGTTAATAGGCATATTAGCAATTGATTGAATATGATCATAGGCAATGCGATAGGATTCAATGGCTGATTTACTCACAATTCCAATACGAGTAGGCAGCCATTTTTCATACAAACTTTTAAACGTTTCGACACACGCACTTTTGCGGTGTATGCGAAGATACGCATTTATTGGGTAGTGCTTAACAGTACTATTCATATGTGCCTCCTTATTAATAACGAAAGGATAAAAGAAATGAACAATTATATCCACGTACTTGATGCGGAAGGTCGACGTATTACATCTATCGTCGATAGTATGTTAGCACCAATTGGTGAGAGTGCTTTAATTGAACAAGCTAAAGCTCAATATCCAGATGCAGCAAATTATATTTATGGTGATGATGCTATGCTAGACCAGTTTTTAAACAATAAAGCATACGTGAATGGAACTTTTATCGATATTCCAGTAACGGAATATGAACCGACAAAAGCAGAACGTATTGCACAAATTCGCAAATACTATGACGAACGATTTGCAACGTTAGACCAAGCGTTATTACGTAGACGGTTAGCTAATGTGCCATATGATGATTTACAAGAACAATTCAAGAAACTCAATGCTGAAATGGTAGCCAAAATTAAGGAGGTCAAATAATGGATAACTACGAAATCAAATCAGATGTACCAGTGATGCATTTTTGTGAATACTGTTGGGCAACTTTGAACGAGGACGGCACATGTCCAACAGAAGGATGTGTGCACAATGATTTAATGGCTTTAGATGAAGAATCATAAGGGCATGGGGGGAGTGAATGGATATTCTTAATGATATTTTAATTATGCTCATAAGTGGGGTATCGCATGAACATTTAGTTAGTATGGGAGTAGTGATTATTCTAACCACTACCTTATTGTTTGTGGACACCATTCAGCGAATTGCTGCAGAAGTGTTGCGATATAACAAGGATAATCACAGGCCTAATAATCCTATTACATTACTAACAACGCTAACCTGGTATGGTTGGGGAAAAGGTCAGTATGTTGATGAAGCCACAGGCGAACGGCGTAGATATTTAATGAGTGAGCGCCTTAGAGGTGATTTATTAAAGAAACTATGCATACAATATCCGGCATGGATGATACTATCCATAGTATTTATTTCATTACCTGATATTCCTATTCCAAATACAGACCTATTCCTAGACCATATTTTTTCGTATGCGTTTATGTTGATACCATTTTTTGCCGAATGCTGGTCAATCATTGAAAACCTACGTGAAATGGTAGAAGATGACCTAATCGACATCGGCAAGATATTTCAATATACGATTGAAATTATAAAGGCATGGAGGGGCAATGGATAAGTCAGCTATCATTAACTCAATCAAAAAATCATATCAATCTGTGAGGGTGGCTAACTTCCACCCTACAGGTGTTCTTGCTACAAGGGTACTAGTACTAACCATGCTAGTACCTATTTTGCTAGTGGTGGTTGAGTACATTATGGTGTTCATTCAAGGGTATGTTTCTGATGATATGAACAAACTGATTAATGTAGGGATAAATATCATAGATCATATATTTATTCCGTCAGTATTAACTGCATTAGTTGGGTTCCTTGCATTATGGATTGATAAGGACGGAAACGGAATCCCTGACAAATTAGAAGAACAACCTAAATTACCACCATTACCAAACATGCCAGAAAGGAGTGATAAGAATGAAAAAAGGATTTGATATTTCAGCATGGCAAGAGAACGAAAACGGAACACCTTACTATGATGATTCACACATACAGCAAGCAAAAGAAGAAGGTAATGAATTTGTAATCATAAAATTAGGTGAAAACTATAACGTTGATGAATTCTTTGAACAACACATCACCGCAGCATTAAGTGCAGGCCTTGAAGTGGGTGTCTATTATTTTAGTCATGCATACGATGAGGCAACAGCCGTGCAAGAGGCTGAATGGGTAATTAATACGCTCAATAGTTATGGATATACTGATTACCATTTGCAAGCTGGTATTTGGTATGACTACGAAGAACACCGCCAATTACGTAATATGATTAATGCAGGAGCATTAACAAGCCAAGGCATGACAAATTGCATTAGTCGGTTTGTAAATACTTTATGGAGTGCAGGGTTTCAAAATGTAGGTGTGTATAGTGGGTATTCCCTATTATGGGATGAAACATATGCATATAGCCAAATGCCAAGCGTTCCTGTATGGTGTGCACAATATGATTCACAATGTGATTATCCAAATATAAGAATATGGCAATATAGTGATTGCGGAATGGTAGCTGACAAAGAAGTTGATGTCAACTATATGTATGACTAGGGGGGAAGTATGAATGACAAAATCAAAAACTTTATTCACGCTCATTACATCTCTATTCCTATTTGCATTGTCTTTTGTATCATTGCCTGTATATGGTTCTACGCGGACAGGGCAAGTAACATTGACACCACAGGAATACGCAACGCTCAAAACGAACTTCGACACGTTAGAGAGTACAATCAACAATCAATTGAATACAATCAACGAGCTAGAGATGCAGTTGAAAGTAGCCAAACTCTCAACGAGCGAACAGAAGAACGAATTGATAGAAGCATTGAACTTAATACAAGAACAGAAAACGCAGTTGACAGAAGCACGGAACTTACTACAAAAGCAAGAACAGATGCTGAACGAGCAAAAGCTATCATTGGCCAAGGCCGAGATATACTTAGAGCAGCAGAAGAGCGAAATCAAAAAAGAGAAAATCCAACAACGAAACAGTAAATTATTAAATATCTTATTAGGTGGTGCAGTTGTTTATTTAGTAGCAAAAGATTGAGGTGATCCGTGCATCTCCATAGCGTGTAATGGTGGATACGCGCAACTATAATAAAAGAGCCTACTAACCTAGATTAAATCTATGTTGGTAGGCTCTATTTTTGTTTGTAAAAGTGTAAATAAATGCTTGCGTATAACACGAAAACGTGTTATGATGTAGACATAGGGAAGGAGGTGATAAAAGTGGACATAATAGAAAAGCTAACAAGTTTAGCAAATGCGTTAACGCCACTGGTATTGGCACTAGCAATACTAAAGCTTGTTAGCAAGGAGTAGTGAAAAGCGGGCGGGTGAAAGCCCCGCCACCTTCTCAATATCATTGTAAATCAACGAGGTGAATTATGCAATATTTAGAATGGCTGATTAATATAGCAACTATTATTGTTTTGATACTAGCAATTAAACGTTTAGTTAGAGGGTGATAAAATTGAAATTTGAACTAGATGATGTAATGACTACACAAGAGGCTGGTGAAAGATGGAATGTACCAGCTGATTCTATCAAGCAATGCTGCTTAAAGCGATAT